ATAGAAGGTGTCGGAGTCACACTTGGGGTGACCTTAAAAGGTTGTGGCACCATCTTATCATAGAAATAGAATTCTTTCTTTTCTCTATGTTTTGACTTCAGATTCCAAAATTCTTCTTGTGGTGCCATTACACTTCTTTGAAAATCTCTGACTTGGTTCTTTCCAATAATTTATTTATATCAATTTCATCAGGAGCATCAAATGTATAATGTTTTAATTGCCACTGATTACGACTAACTTGGAAAGCAACAACAACATCAATTGTGTCCTTTTCCAAGTTTAATCTAACCTCTTTGAATTTATAATTCATTATACTATTCTAACCCTTACTGCTCCGTTATCGTGATATAATTGACCTAATTGGACTCCACCAGCAGCCGCAGCAGTATCTCCACTAAAGTTTAATGAAGCGTAATTTGTAATTCTGACATTTGGCATAACTACTTCGTTATCCTGTAATGTAGATTGACTTGTTCCCCCTAATATAACACAATTAGTATTAGATATAGTATTATTCGTTCCACCAAGAAGAGCACTATGATTTCCTGCGGTTATTCTTTGATAAGCCCCTCCCTGAATAAAATTATAAAAACCACTACTTGATAGATTAGATGTAAATTGTGTCCCTATCATAGCATTACCATAACCACCACCTGATATAGTTCCCATACCGATTAAGGTATTATAAGAACCATTTGTTATTTGACCTTGAAGTGTTCCAATTAAGATATTAGTGCCTGTCGTATTAGTAGATGATATTTTAGAATTATTACTACCTGCGAACGCTCTATTATATGGATGGTCTGTTATTGTTGTATTAGAACTAACCAAATTAAATGTTTCGTTCGCATTAGAGGTAAATACCTCACCTTCTAAATTTAATTTATCAACATAAGTAGTATTAGCACTTGCCCCTCTACTCGTTAATGAATAATATGGAACTATACTCTGTGAAGCGTCCCCTTGTTTAAAAGCACCACCAGCACCTGATAAAAGTGTGGATACTTTAATTTTACTTGTTGTCGTCTCTCCACTATCAACTATGGCTAACAAATCATTATCTGTTATGCCAGTTTGTAGTGGTAATTGAGGTATTGTTTTATTAGCCATTTTTTTATTTTATTATAAATCAATTATGGTTGCCGTATAACCCATCGCTTCCAACTGAAACTTAACATATTCATTCGCATATAATAATATGTCTGTTCCATCAGTTGCTCTATCATAATCAACTATGAATTTTAAACCATCCAAGTTTATGTTTGGTGCTCCATTAATATATGCTTCTTTATTCGCATAAAACTTTGGAGTAGCACCTACTTGTTTGCCATCATTAGACAACCAAGCTTCAGTTCTACCATATAAAGAGTTTGTTTGTAGTCCTGATGATAAAACTATGTTTCCTGTTATTTCTAAAGCCATTTTGTTTGTTTGTTTAATTCGTTTATTTATATTTATATTTCGTCTATTGGGGGAGCGGGAACGGGACAATACTGAATAACAGGTAAGTCCTTGACCCATAGATAATCTTCATTTACACAATTATCACACTCCTGTTGTGAGATAATCCAATTTCCATCACAATCCTCTATTGGATTGAAATATGATGATGGTGCGTATAGTTTTCCTTCAATCGCTTCTTTCTGTATTATTGTTAATAATCTTACTTCCATCTTATATTAACCATTCAATATTATCCCCATCTTGGGTCTGTAATACATCACCATCTTGTGTTATGATATAGTTTGGAACTGGAGTGGGTGTGGGAGTTGGGGTTAAGGTCGGACTTGGAGTCGGTGAAGGGGGAACTCCGACCCTTAAATCACAGGTCTTGTCGTATTCAGGAATATAGATTGAATAATCACCCTCATAGTTTGATGAAACATAGTCATAGGGGATTGTCTGTGTCCCCAAATCTATTGTTCCACCAGAGAAGGGGTTAAAAGTGATTTCAACACTCTTTCCGTTAAAGTTATTACTACTAATTCTTATTCCTGCCATTTTAATAAATATTTCTTCCTAATGAGGTTTGGAATGTGTTTATGATTGTTGATAATGTTGATACTTCAGCATCGGTTAAATATGTTGTGTAGAATACAAAATTAGTTGTTCTTGGTGAATAAGCACCAGAACCACCCCTAAATATCCAATTATTATGTGCGAAATAATCATTATCATTTGTGGTTGTGTTGATAAGAGTTGTTGATGTATTCTTAAACAATTTAACATTTCCACTTGTTGAACCTGTTAAAGTTGATATATAAAGTCCTGTTCCGTCTGTATTAGAAGCCGTCTTAAATCCACCATTATATCTAACATATGCTAAATTAGTAGTATATCTTGTAATTAAGACATTATTATCAACTGAATTAGATTGTAATTCGTATGATTGGTCGGCACTGGCATCTCCAACAACATAAATACCTTGTGATACATCACCCTGATTAGAGTATGTTGGTCTTTGTAATGAGGTCTCACCATAACCATTTACACCATCGCCAGTTGAACCAGAAATACCATGCGTCATACCACCGAACCAACTTATGTCATATGTAGTTCCCGCACTTCTCTTTCCAAATAACGAATGTGATGCCGCTGTCCCCCCAACAAACGGGAAGAAGAATAAATCATTATACAACCCATTACTCTTAAGGTCTGTGAATAATGTATTAACTGCCGCTTCTATTGTTGGGTTTGTTGTTCCTCCTGTTGCGACAACATCAGCCAAGTATGCTGCGGCATCAGGGTCTAAAGATATTGAAGATGAACTTGGTGTCGGCGTTGGTGTTATACTTGAGGTAGGAGTTATGGATGGTGTTATACTTGAGGTAGGAGTTATGGATGGTGTTATGCTCGGAGTTGGGGTAATACTACTTGTGGGGGTCGGCGTAGGGGTCACCAGTAATTCATAAGTGAAATCACAATTTAAGACACCTCTTCCACCCTTACGGGGATAATATACCAATAGACGATTATAGTCATTGACATTAGTATATTCAAATATGGTTGGTTTAAAATATTTATCTAAATAAGGCATATTATCTAATTTAATAAAGGGGGAGGCACTACACCTCCCCCATTTATCTTATGAAGAGAGATTACTCTCTGTCTACTGAAAGATTTGTACCACTTAAGAAAGTAGCCAAATCACTTGAAACATCCATTTCAGGAACGCTTCTTAATTCATCCGAAGTGAATACCAAGTCATATAATTGACTATCACCAGGGACGCTACCACTATTGATAGTAGCAGTTTCTATATACATACCACTTGGTGAAGCCAAGAAGTATTTTCCACTCTTTAGTTTGACGATAAACACCGAACCTACACTCTTAACCAATTCTTGGTACAACTCTGTGTACTCTTGATTCCATCCAGGAATTTGGAATTGTAATGAAGGAACAAATGTGAATGACAAACTGGCAGTGTTTACATTTACCTCTTCAGATAATACAGCCGCTGAGTTTCTAACCAAATCAACTTTCTTAAATATACCGACATTATCAGAATCTAATGCTGAGATTTCACCTGAAGCCGCATATGTGATAGTATCTAATTGGATAGAAGAACCAGTCGTTGTTAACACCCATAAATCACTGATTCCGGGGGTGTTATTTGAGCATGAATTTAAGGTAAGACCACTCGTAATTACACAGTTATTAGCCATTTTTTCTATTTGTTTTTTTCGGGTTTATTACGAAATTCTTACACACAATTCAGGGAAGAAGACAACGCCTCCTGCTCTCCACTGTAAAGAAATTCTGTATTGTTTATTGTCTTTTGAGTACCAAGCATCTGCGTTAGATGAGTCCTCCAACAAGTCACAACCGTAAGCCAAGTTCTGACCATAAGTCAATAATGCTCTACCCGCACCAATCTCTGTAGAAACAGCCATAGTGTTAGTAGCAGGAATCATAATGGCTCCTGGCATTTGAGTTTGACCTTCAACGGTGTAAGCGAAGAAATTAGCATCTCTTAACGCCAACAACAACGCTTGGAAATCACCTCTGTTCAAGAACAAAGTGGTTGGTGAGAACTGTAATGCGTCAGGTAAGTTGGTGACGTAAGTGTCAACAACATCCAAAGCATTTGATGGTGTCATCGCTGTGTATGTGACGTTGACAGTTGATGCTGACGCTGTATCCAACTGTTCGTTAATACCTGAAGCACAATCAGAAGCCGCTGTTGCTGTCCAAAACTTTCTTTCGGTGAATACTGCCGCCTTAGCAGCCAAGTCATCAATAAATCTTTCTTCAGCACCAGTGGTTTCGTTATAAGAACCTGGTTGTAATCTCAATCCCATAATGGTTGATGCCAACTGCTCGGGACAATATCCTTTGTTGATGTTGTAGTCACAAACAGTTAATTGTTTTTCGGTCATAGTCACATCACCGAAAGTAGTTGAACAGTGACCTGTTGAAGCGATTGAATCAATATCACCTGTGTTGAATATTGGAACGTATTCTGCGTTCTTTATGTTAGGGAATACAGAAACAACTTCAGCAAGGTTTGAACCGATGACGATTTTCGTCAATAAGTCAGTTTCATTCGCTGCCACGTAATCAGACATAGCCGAAATATCAAAACTGAACTTTTCCTTTCTTAAGTTACTCATCTTAGTATTTTTTATTTTCTTTAAGTTTATTAATCATTCCAACTCTCCAATCAGAAAAGTTTTCTTGTAATTTTGTTTCCTGTTTTAAAGGAGGAATGGACTCACTCTTTTTGAATTGGTTGTAGTCATTTTCCAATACGTTAAATCTCTCATTCATAGCGTCAACTTGGGTGTTGAAAGCCAATAACAAGTCGTGAATTGCTTCTTTGAGTTCGGTGATTTGTCTGTTTGTTTCCTCAAAATCTTCAGTAGATTCTGTCTCTTCAGACATTTCTTCATCAGACGATGATTCTTCAACAACCACTTCTTCCTCCTCAGAGGGCTCCTCACGGATTTCAACCAACGTTGATTCTTCGTCCAATACAATCTCTCTATTGTCATCCAAACGATGGGTTCCACTCGGGGCGAGCTCAAATCCCTCTTCAGTTTCAATATAAATTGTATCACCTAAAGTTAACTCACCTTCAGATTGGTTTGATATGAATACCTCACCACCTTCAAGAGCAACTCTTTCAAATTCAACTTTGGTTACTTCGTTATTGAACTTATAACCCACAAGTTCAGCAATCTTTGTTAAAGCGTCTTTGTATTGCTTCATTTTTGTGATTTATAAAAATTGTTTATGATAGTTCTTATCTCATCAATAAATACTTCGTCATTATTGTTATACAAACTATTTGTGACGTTGATTAGAACATCGTGTGCTTCACAAGGCATATACTCACCTGGTCTATGTTCGTGTACTCCAACACATCCATATTTCTCAAGTCCATATTTCCTTGCTTCTTCAGGATTATCAAATATGGGGAGACCATCAAGTTCCCCAATTTGTGACATATTCGCTCCGTTAAGATTACCAGGTCTTGATAAGAAATTTCCCTCAAGTGAGATACCTGTTGTCTTACTGGATAGAACATATTTTTCAAACATTTCTTTATTATCCCATTTAATCGTTGCCATCCAAGTCCCCTTGTTGACATTAAATCCCATCTTTGTGGATTTATCCATTTCAGGGTCTTCAACAATCCAACTTTCGTAAACATACCCTCCATTTAATTTTAGACCAGAATGTTCATAATTAAAGGATTTGTGTC